TTGCGCTTGGCCTTGTTGACCCGCTCCAGCTGGGCGGTCTGCTGGCGCAGGGCACGGTTCGCCTGCTCGGTACGCTCGGACAGGCGGTCTTCGTGCCGCGCGAGGTCGCCCACGTCGATGCCGGCGGCGGACAGGCGGGCGGACAGCTGCTGCAGTTCGGCGCCGCCGGCATCGAGGCGCGCAGTGAGCGCGGCGGCCTGCCGCTCGGCTTGCTCGAATTCCTTCGAGAGCTTTTTCGTCGGGCTATCGGTCGCATCGATCTGCGCCCGCAATTGCGCCATGCGCGCGGTCGTTTCCTGCAGCTTGCGGCTGTCGGCGCCGAAGGCCGATTCCTTCGCCTTGTAGCTGCCGACCTGCTTCTGCAGCTTGTCCAGGTGCTGCAGTTCGTCGGCGGTCTTCGCCAGATCCCGGCGCGCGGCGGACGACGCGCCGGTGATCGACTTCAGAGGCGCGGTGAGCTTGTCGAGCCCCTGAAGGATGACCTGAAGCCGAAGGTTCCTGTCCGCCATTACGTCTTTCCGGTCTTAGCAGGGGGCTGGGAGCGGCGCGCGGCCTGCGCGCGCCAGGACATGAGTTCGGACAGGTCCATCCCGTCCATGGCGCCGGGCGACCAGTGGAAGACGATCGCCAGATCCGCCATCGCGTCGTCTACGCATCGAGGGCATCCATGCGCTGCGACCTCTGCAGCAAAAAACCCCCGATCTCCGCGCCGCAGGCGAGCAGGTCGGCCGGCTCCATGTTGCCGACTTCGGCCTCGGTGATCGTGGGCATGGAGATGCGCGGCAGGATCTTGGTCAGGGCATCGACCTTAAGCTGGCCGAGGTCGACCAGTGAGAGGCCGCGCAGTTCGCCCGAGCGGGGCTTGCGCAGCTGCAGCGTGTCGATGGTCTGGGCACCGCGCACGATCGGCGTATCGAGCACGACGGTGCGCAGGACGGGACCGGTGGCGGCAGCGGTAAGGGCAATGGTGGATGCTTCGGTCATCGAAAATTCTCCGGATCTCAGGGGGACGCGACAGACTTCGTGCTATCGAGTAGGAATGCGCCGGCGGGGCCGGCACAGGTGCGGGATCAGAAGATGCCGAGCAGGCCGCGCCGCTCAGCCAGGCGGTCGATCCCATCCACGAACTCGATCATGTTCAGCGGATCGATTTCCAGTTCGGTTCGGCCATTCCAGACCAGCTTGTAGTAGGCGACCGCCATGGTGGTGGTGAACTCGCTGGCCTCGCCGGTTTCCTGATCGCCCATCTCGATCTCCGAGAAGCGGCCGCGCACGATGACCTCGACATGGTCGACGTCGGCGGTGTCGTCGGCCTGATAGTTGCCGGCAAAGCGGATGTAGACGCCGTCGAGCGTGGGCGTGCCCCACTGGCGCAGGATCTGGCGCATGGGGCCGCCGCAGGTGAACGACATCTCCATCGCCTCCATGCCCATGTCCATGCTGACGGTGCCGCTCATGCCGGCGCCGCGGTACTCCTCCATCTTCCGGGTGAGCGTGGGCAGAGTCACGGTCTTGGCATCGCCCATGTAGGCGAGGCCTTCGTTGAACAGCATCTGGTCCTTGAGGGTGCGGGGCATTCCCATGGCGGGCTCCTGAGATCGGGAAAGGGAGAGGGTTGCGGGCGCGCGTCAGGCGCCCTCGATCAGACGTCTTCGGACAGCTGCGCCGAGAAGTCGGCGAAGTAGCTGTCGGTGATGCGCTGGTTGAAGCCGAGGTCTTCGAGCGGCGGCGGCACCGTGTAGTCGTAGTCGATACGCAGTTTGCCGGCCTTGAGCGCCGGGACGTCGTTCTGCGCCTCGTCGTACCAGGCCCTGGCACCGAGGATCACGCCGCCGGCTTTCAGCTGGCGGAACAGGCCGTTGATCGTCTCGATGATGTCCTTGGCGAGGCTGGGGGTCAGCGGCTTGTCGATCGCCCAGAGCATGCCATTGACGATCGTGTCGGCGAGCAGCTGGGCGACGCGCACCGTGCTCTCGAACACGAAGGGGCTTTCCGCCTCGGCGGTCGTGCGGTTGCCCCAGAAGCGATAGCCGCTGTCGGTGCGCACCAGCGCGGTCACTTCCGAGGCATTGAGCACACCCGCCTCGGACGACTGGTCCTCGATGTCCCAGTGAATGTCCTTGGTCAGGCCGACGACACCGCCGACGGCGACGTTGGACAGCGTCTTGTGCGGGCCGGTCTGGGTGTCGATCAGGGCGCGCAGGCCCATGGCGCGGGCGGCCGCGTAGCTGGTGACGGCGGCGCTGGTCGCAGTGTCCCAGGCGAGGAAGTCGGGCATCAGCAGCATCAGTTCGCGGGCGCTGAAATGGGCGCGGTACGCGGTGGCCGCAGCGACGTCCTCGCCGATCGCGCGGGCATAGGCAAAGCCGCGCAGCTTCTGGGCGACGACGGCGAGCGCGGCGGTGACCGCCTGGGTTTCGAGGCCGGGAGTGCCGAGGATCTTCGGCTTCACGCCCAGCTGCGCCTGCGCCGCCAGCAGCGCCTGCATGCCGGTCTTCTGCCCCTGCGGGGTAGTGGTGCCGATGACGTTGGTGGCAGTCTCGGCGGCATTCGCACCGACATCGACTCGCACCACGACGAGGATCGGGCGGGTCTGGTCGGCGATGGCGCGCAGGGCTTTGGCCAGCGTGCCGCCGACGCCGGCGCTGCCGATCGCGGTCTCGACGTCGGTGATGAGCACCGGGCGGTTGAGCGGGAAGACGCCGGCCGCAGCGTCGGGCGCGGTGGCGACCAGGCCGATGATGGCAGTGGAGACTGCCGTCAGTGTACGGGCGCCTTCGACGATCTCGGTGACGGTGATTCCATGCTTGAAGGCCATGAGCGTTCCTTGGGCTTAGAGAGGCAGAGCGAAGCGGGTGCGAGCCGTCGCCGGCGCGGTGTCCGTGCGATCGGCTTCGATGTTGAGGGTGGCGGCGCCGGGGCCCATGCCGGGCGACAGGGTCACGCGGCGCAGGCGCAGGCGATCTTCCCAGCGCGAAAGAGCCAGCGCGGAGGCAGCGAAGATCCGCAGGATGTTCGCCGCCGTCATGGGCTGGTCGATCAGGTCGGGCAGCAGCGAGCCGTATTCGCGGCGGCCGACACGCGTGCCGATCGGCGTGCCGAGGATGTCGGCCGCCGATTCCCTGATGCTGCCCAGGCCGTCGATCACGGCGCCGCTGCTGCGCGACATGCCGGCCATCAGACGGGCGTCCCGGTCTGGGCGCCGCCGGCGGCAACGCCGCTGTGCTTGTGGCTCTTCAGGCTGATACCGCCGCCGACGACGTCTTCGCTCGCCTCGACCTTGCCGGCGATCTTGAGGTTGCCGTTGATGGTGACATCGCCGGTGATGGTGGCGCCGCCGGGCGCAACCAACGTGGCAGTCCCGCCTTCCGGCAGGACGACCCTGAGCGCATGGCTGACGAAGTCGTAAGCGATGACGGCGCCATCGGGCATTTCGATGAGGACCGCGTCGCGCAAGCTAGAGGGGGCCGGGTTGGCGTCGGACCAGATGCCGAGCAGGACGATGCCGCCCGCAAGATCGCCTTCAGGGCAGAAGACGACGCACTGTTCTCCGATCGAGGGCGGCGACCAGACCTTCACCTTGCCAGCGCGCTGCGCCAGCCAGGGCAGGTCGCCAGTGATCAGGTCCCCGATCTCGACGGTGCAGGTAGCCGCGCCGTGGTTGACGGATGCCACGGTGCCCAGCTGGATCAGTTCGCCGGTAAGCTGTTCAGGGTCTGCAGTTCGCGCCATGGTGCGACCATGGCGGCAGGTTCAGCGAGTTTCGCGGGGCTGCATTTCGCTGAGTGATTGGCGAAATGCAGGGCAAAGCGCCGCGCCCACCGAACGGCTGATTTGGCGGGTGTTAGCACGCAACATTTGCGACACGCAGTTTCTCGTTGGGTGGGTCATGGACTATATCAATTGATGCACTCTCGCATCGGCCCGTCCCAGCGGCTAAAGAGTTCAAATGGAAAAGCGGAAACTGCTCGGCAATACCACAGCGACCTCGATGACGATTTCCTTGGATAAGCTAGGCGATCCGGGTGTTCAGGGCGAGCTTATCGTTCAAGCAATGTTTACCGACCGGGACAATGATGATCCGCTAAGATTAAATGATCAGTCGACCCGCAATTTTGAACTGAAATCGAAATTGTCCAAGCAGCCTCCAGATAGTTATGATATGAATAGTGCATTTGGCCCTTCAGACGGAAGCTCTTTTATCATTGCTCCGCAGGGGTCGTATTATCTCGAATTGCAACTTTTTGACGGGCTTATTCGTCTCGACATCAATAGTTTACGAGAAATATCGATGGCATCGGCAACGATAACGGCGGCCAACGCGCGTGAAGCTCGGATAAAATTCTTGACGACGTTATCGCACTACCTCGATAGGATGTCCTATCTGACACGGGCACCAACTCATATCTCGCTGACAGTTGCGCGAGACGTAAATCATGAAGTGCAATATATTACTTGTTTCGGGCCACCTCGAGCCGCCGAGATTAATTCCGGAGGTGAAGAACTGTCGGCAGATATGCAGCCAATTTATGCTCTTTACCGAGAAGCAATGAATTCAAATAGCCCCTATTATCGGGTTCTTTGTTTTCATAAAATCATGGAGGGGCTTCTAGGGTCGCTCCGAACAGCTGTTAGGAAGCGGGCAAAAGCCTTGCTTATCGAGCTACCTATTGTGAAGGACCGAGTTCCAGACCATATTGATTTTCCAATGGGCCTTAAGCATCTTGTAGGAAAATCAGCAAAAGATTTCTTTGATAATTTCATGACAAGGCAATATCGCGACGCCATGGCGCACTTTACTTTAAAGCAGGGGTCGACTCTGAATGTGAGCTCTCCAGTATATTATAGTAGGTTTGTCGACGTTGCATTTGTTTCGGATCTTTGCGCGCGAAATATTATTCAATCGCATGAAAAAAATCTGCGGATGGTCATAGAATGTGAGCGCCGGGCGTCTCAAGTAATTCCCTAACCAAATAAGTATGCTCTCTATCTGTGTGCGGGACCGTAAAGGCCGCCCTCAGGCTGCAACGCAAGAAAGCGGCCGCTTGGGAAGCGAGGGGTTAGTTGTCGTTCGCCGGAAGCGCGAAGTTGCTGATCAGCACCTCACGCGCAGGCCGGCTCTTCGCGCCCACAGTGTAGGTCGTATCGATCGCCGTGATGGCGAAGCGGCCAAACGTCTCGCGCACCCCCTCGTTGTCATTCAGCGAGATCAGGAACTTGCCCTTGATGCCGGCCAGCTGGTCGGCAAGCGCGGCGAAGTCCTCGCGCCCGAAGACGTCCTTCCCGTAATCCGTCTCGCAGGCCCAATACGGCGGATCGAGGTAGAACAGCGCGCCCTCGCGGTCATAGCGGCGAATGAAGTCCGCATAGGGCAGGCGCTCGATGACGACCGACTGCAGGCGGTCATGGAGATCCGCCAGCATCGGCTCCAGCTTGCCGACGTCGAAGCGCGCCGGCGCACCTGCGTCTACTCCGAAGGCCCGCCCGCGCACCTTCCCCCCGAACGCCAGGCGCTGAACGTAGAGGAAGCGCACCGCGCGCTGCAGGTCGGTCAGGCAATCGGGATCCTGCCCGAGCAGCCGCTCGAACTCGGCGCGGCTCGCGACGCGAAAGCGCAGCATGTCGACGAGGTATGGGTAGTGCTCGGCCAGGCAGCGAAACAGGGTGACGACATCGCCCGAGATATCGTTGATCGCCTCGGCGCGCGGCCGGCTCCTGCGGCGCAGGAAGATGCCGCCCATGCCGACGAATGGCTCAGCGTAGCTGGTGTGCGGTGTGCGCTCGATGATGGCGCAGATGCGCTTGGCCAGGTTGCGTTTTCCGCCGATGTAGCCGGCGACGGGAGAGGTTGGGGAAACGAGAACAAAAGGGGTAGACATGATAGGTTTCCTGCACGATGTCCCTCCCGCGCCTGAGCGCGGAAGGGTACTCGGGTGGGACAGGCGCGGCGCCCGTCAGAGTGCGAGTGCAGGCTCGCTGGTT